GGGAGTTAACCCTCTACACCAACGCGGTGTAGCCAGCTCTTGCGAGCAAACTGGGTGGCGTTAGCCAGCCACCCAGCACCCTGGCCATAAATCAGCCAGAATCCGACGTCGTTTGACGGTTCTCCTTCTACGGTTGAGGTGCGAGGCGTCGAGACGCTTAGCACGCTTCGGGCCCAATGCGGTACACAATGCCGCATCAGACTCGTGGGTTTTCACACCCTGCCGTAGCCCCGTATAGGACTCCAGTTCAGATTGGTAGGTGGTGAACCACCATCCCTCCCATCCCTGGCTATCACGTAGATCTGACGCTCGGGCAAACCCTGACGCCTCGTCTATGTTGACATGATAGTGTCCGTCACCGTACCCTTGCGGGCCGGTGCTCCACGGGAAGTATCTCCGCAATCGTTTGAGCAGGTTGACGCCTGCACGGGGGACAAACCCCGGGAGCGGCCTTTGGAGCCACTCGCGAATCTGATTGTGGAGCAGAACAACGTCCAGCGTGTCTTTCAACAACGACCGAACGAAGAAAGGAGTTACGTCTAGACCGCCAAAGTAATGCCCACCGCACGACTCGCGGAACAACCCATCGCAGAAGCTCTTCGCTCTGTTCAGGATGAATCCCGCCAGTTCGAGTGCATACGCAACCCTGTCAAAGTCGCGTGAGAGCACCACTAGATCATCGCCCATAACAGTCACCCTACCGTTAGTCTGGCTCTTCGCCAGCGCGTAGAAGATGAGTGACTCGAGCTCAAAGGTGAATCCATTCCCCATGGAGGAGAACTTCTCCACCCTCACCGCTCGGCCGTCCGGGAGGACGGTTGTTTTGGACCTCAGACTATCGAGGAGACACGCCCAGTCAATGGGCAGGAGCTCCCAGATCAGCTCTGAGGAGATCGTGTCGGAGGCCATGGTCAGATCGATTGTTGCCAACCGACCCGACGTGCTGCCGTTCCGTGCACGTCTGCGATTAATCGACTGATCATCGAGTTTCACGTCCGCCTCCCGGCGGAGACGCTCTCGAATGTACCCGCCCACAGCTAACTGTAGACGGATGTTCATATGCGGTTCGTAGCATATGACGCGATCAGTTTTGGCATTTTTCGGGACCGTAAGCATTACGTTCCCCTGCACCAGGTTGCCACTTAGCACACGCCCTGCGGCGCACGCTGCAGCTTTCCAGTGAGGTGAGTCATCCAACACGCGCGACGCGTGCTCTGATGCGCTTACGGTACAGTGGGGTGCACTGCTGTATTTTCCGAAATGAGAAACATCGTCCCCCGAGGCGCTTGTAGTACGCCCCGGGCTCCACCCAACATCCTTGAAGAAGGGGACATCGGGCCGCCGATCACCTGGCCGCCTTTCGACGACTTCGGTCGGCTGGTCGTAGAACCAGCCGGGAATCTCTCCCAACACCTCTGCGATTGTTGCCTTAGCACGAAGAAAAATCATGCTTTCGAGGCCGCGGATATCCCGAAGGTTTCCGCCACGCAGAGAGCGCAAGAAAAGGTTCTGCTCACGACAAATGTTTTCGGCCTTGTCAGCCGACTCGATCGCGACCCTCCTGGTGTTAATGCCGGTGGGTAGATCACCGCACTTCGATAGCAGCTTGGTAGCCGCGTACGCCGCACGGTAATCGTCCGGTCCCGGCACGCCGAGCAGGTTTCCCCACTCAGCTTCCAGAAAGGAGTTCGGATCAATCTCTAGCTTTACGAGGTCGGCAAAGTCGCCCGCCCTGTAAAGCATCCACACCCCAAGAGCCCGCGGTCCGCCGATGAGCTCTAGTGTGTCCCTGAAAATCAAGTCCCGTTCCCCCGCAGAAATTGGAGGAATCTTCGGATGGGGCTTGCGACGGTCACTTCCCAGTGCCGTCGCCCGATGGTTAGCCGCTCTTCGCCGTTGGGCTCGAGTGGGCAGTTTAACGTTGGTCTTCATGGATCAGTCCTCCTCGTACAGGTCGCCCAGGGTCCTAAACTCCGCTTCCGTGTAACCTAGCCACTCCGCAAAGAGCGGCGTCAGGTCGACGAATTTGAAGGGTAGGGGCTCCCAGGGTATCTGCCGTAGGGCTAGACTAGTCCGGCCAACACCATCTGTAGGATTTTCAGAAACTCCGACCGAATCGGGGAGGTCATGCTGCATGACTGTTCTCCAAGTTGCATTGCAAGCGTCGCGATTAACACAGCCACGAGAGCTGCGAACACGCGATCCGAACGGCGCCTTGGGAGGCGCCGTCTGTGGCGATCCACTTCAGGTCGTGCGAGCGAACAGCAGGATCTTATCCTGCACGTACGTCGACGCCGCGAAGTTCTTGAGGATCGCCCGGATGTGCTTGCGCTGCGCGTCGGAGGTCCGCTCGTTGACTTCCGCCGTCACCCGGAGGACGTCGACGAAGTCGACTTCCGGGGCCGGTTCGAAGCCCACGACGGACGCACCCATCACCTTCATCGTCGGGAACGAGAGAACCCATTCTACGGCCTGCTTGCCGGAGCCGTTGACCGGGCGCTGGACTTCACGGATCGACCACCGGGCAGCTGCGACGCTGCTCAGAAAATCGGTCCAGTCACAGAGCTGACGGTTGTCGGGCATCCGGCTAGCGCCGTTAGCGACGAACGTGTGGGACACCGGGGTGGTAGCGCCATCGAGGATGGCGAGGTCAGTTTGCTGAGGCATCTTTGCCTCTCCTTTCAAGGTTGTTGCCCGCTCTCGCGGGTGCGCCGAAGAATTTCGACGACTTCCGGGCTCGCGCCCGGGGAAAGGTTCTAGCTAGCGCTTAAAGGTCAGCACTTGCCTGAGCAGGGCGGCCGCAGAGGCCACCCGCCTTGCTCCCAGATTAGGGTTGAACATCAATAAGGACATGCCGACGTCCGGCGCCTCCAGGTAGAGGTTTCGGTTTACGTCGATACGCGTCCAGTTGCTGAAGCCCTGCCCTCTTCCGTCATTAGATTGCATGACACGAGTGGTATAAGTCTCACGGCGAAGGCCGTGAGTACCGCTTACGTGCTCACACAGCAGTGGGACGTCGAGGGTATCTAAGAAATCACCGATTGGAAGGAACCAATCTGCCACAAACGAAAACGGCAGAAGCTCCCAAGCGATGAGGAGGGGGTTTGTAAATCCTAGTTTACCCAGCATGTAGGCCTCTACCCGAGGCCTGAAACGCCAGGTACCCCTCCGACTTTCCCGGTACTCCGCATAATCGACTCGCGTCCCGATGAAGGGCGCGGTGATCGAAGCTTGCGACGAGAGCATCCCCTCGGCTTTCACCGAGGCTCTCACAGTACCTACCATCGCGCGCTCATTCGACGAAACGGCTTCCAGGGTTTCCATCCCCTGGTAGACATCCATCATGAAAGGAGTCCACCCGTAGGTAGTCTCCAACCACGCGTTGGCGGCAGCCTTTGAAACATCACCCCGACCATAGTCACGATTGTAAGCCCTTGTCAAGGCTTTCCGTTCGTTCCCGGTCAGAGAGGCTCTCAGGCCGTCCAGGAACCCGCCTATCTTACCTGCACGCAGGAGACGGGCGAGGCGGACCAAATCGGCCGCTCGACTGACGACCATGTCAGTCGTCTTCCTCGCTTCGGCGAAGAAGACTGGTGCGTTCCAAACCTCGCCCTTTGCTTTTGATAGCAGGCGTTGGTTTAACTTCACCAGTGTGGTCAGTTCCGAGCTCTGGGTATGGCCGCTACCGGCGTAATACTCAGGCTCCCACGTACGATCAACGGCGGCGTAATCGTATGCAGTGGTCCCGTAGGGGATTAGTGCACCGTTGTACCGGATCTCTCCGGGATACCGCTCATATCTGTACCAGCTGTAAGCCAGATCAGGTAAAGGAACCTGACCTCTACGGAGCTCCTTGATGTCGGAGTGACGCTTACAGCCACGAAGGCCATAGGTAATCTGGGTCGGTGAAGACCCAAGTTTCAGCTTGGATGACTCCAAGTCGAGATGACTACCCGTGAGGTAGGGCTGGGAACCAGACCCCGAGGGAATGATCAGCGTATTCCGCTGAGTCATCCGGGTTGTCTGGTACAGCTGCCTACGAACATCGGCAACCACTTTGTTCTCACTAATGATTGCCAAAATGTTCCCTTCATCCGCCATGGTCGGCGGAATTCTCGTTTTCGGAGCCGGATGGCATCCGAGAGGACTGAACCCCTCGAATCAGGGCCCCCCACCATGGGGG